CTCCGTTAGGAGTAGATTGGATTCCTTAGTAACAAGGAATCACTGGTTAAAACTTAACCAATCGAGTGAATATTTTTCGGTAGGAATGAGAAAGGATTTCCCCACTCCTTATCTCTGATTTACCATCGAAAAGTAAGATCTCAAAATTTCAAAGGGGTTGGCCCCCTCTTTGATCTTAAATTTCAACGCTTGTAATCAATCGACACAGGTAGTTACTCCCGCAAAAGCAGTAGCAACCACGAGTGAGGTTAATCACTCACGTCTGGATGGCAAACGAGAATGGTTTTCTTTGGAAAGACAATCCGTTCTGGAAAAGATTCAACAAATGGAAACATTTGAAGACAAATTCCTTAAACGAGTTTTCTTCCGAGGTGAAAACCGGCTAGATATTGTTCTAAAATCACTTCTCAAGTTAGTGGATCTCTGCAGTTGTGAAACTGTGGGTGATCGTACAATTTTAATTGATTGTGCAAACTTTCGTAGAAATGTTTTCAAGAACAAACGCGAGATGGGTGATCGATTCAAAAAGCTGAGAAAACAAATGGGGAAGAAATTCTCCTATGTTTCTTTTGCTATTGAAAACGATCTTCCATTAGATACCATGTGTGGAAATTTTCCTTTGATCTTTCGAGACCATAGAAGAATCGTCCACTGCCTCCGTTTATCTTATGCATTTTACTTGACTCTCGTAATGAAACAACTCAATCAGTTCTCTTTTCCTGTTCGGTTCCGTAAAGGATCGTTCAAGAATTCACAAGAGTACTTGAGTGAGATATTCATTCATCTTTATTCTTCACTTAAAAAGTTAGGAATCGAAGATGAGAAGAGAATCATTAAATGCTTTAAGACTTCCCTATGTTATCATGTAAGCCAAAGTCTTCAACAGGATGAGTTACCCGAAGGTGAAAGATTCAATCTTCTTCCACATAACTTTCAACCGTTTTTTAGGAGTTTAGATCCTGATGTAAAAATCAGATTCTTTTTTTCTTTATTACAATCGAAAGAACTATGTGAAGAAGTTCCTGAATCTTTTATTCAGGAAACTCTCGAAAAACATAATAAACAATTATCCTCTCCCCATCCGGGGATTTCTCCAATTGCTCTCAATGATTTGAGAGTTTGTGGAAGAAAATTTGGAAAAATTGTAAAAAAGTTTTATCGACCTAATGACGGCTTTTACCCAACAAATAAAGCAACCTGTCATTTTCCTCGAGATCGAGGAGGAGTCAAAGGTGACCTCGTCTATCACGGTCGGCTTCGAGCTGGTTCTAATCCTGCAAAGGATTTTGAATCGGATCGAATGGAGCCTTTTGTAATTGGACTCTTTGGTCAACCAGGACAAGGCAAATCGCGAATCCTTCCATTACTTGTTTCTCAATTGAGTGTTCTTTTCCCTGGAGTTTCCAGAGAAGAATTAACTTATTCAAGAACTTGTAATGTTGAGTTTTGGGATGGATATAAAGGACAACCGATTGTTATATTGGATGACCTTGGCCAGTCAACTACGGGTAAAGATATTCAGGAGTTTCAGACACTTGTGTCTTGTAATCCTTATGTCTTACCTATGGCAGACTTAGCCGATAAAGGGACTTACTTTTGTAGTCCAATTATCATTTCCACTTCAAACCTCATGTATGGAATGAGATTAGATCATTCATATCAGGATACTCCCATCATTGATGATGCCTCTTTTTGGAGAAGATTCCATGTTCCAATTTATTGTGAATTTGGATCTTACTTCAAATTAAGAGAATCACCTTTATGGGTTCGTCCTGAGAATCTTCTTTTTGAATCTCATTATACGAAGGATTATTTGTTGAGGAGGAATGCTTCTAAGAACAAAAAGGTAGATACAAAAACCTTTTTTCAATCAAAATCAGATTTCGAAATTTCTGATAAATCCAGATCTCTTGCGCAGCAAGAGAAATGGTGTTCAGAACCTCTCGATCCCAGTAAAATGGGAAAAGATTTGATTAATTGCTTTAAGAAGCGAACCTCTATTCATGATAATATATCAGCTTTTTGGACCCAAAGAGTCTTTGAAGATTTTGATACTACTGAGAAACTCTTAGGAGAGGAATTTTTCCGTGAGGAAATAAATCCACATCTCCCCAAGTCTCTTGGTAGAGAAGATCTTTTCAAAGAATCTCAAACCACTACTCTGGAATTAAGATTTAATGCATTTCCACCGGAAGGTCCTCTTCCAGTGAGAGTTGAACCCATTCGGGAAGCTCTCAAGGTAAGGACCATTACAGCCGGTATTGGAGATACATTTTGTCTCAAACCTTTTCAGAAAGCAATGTGGCATGCGTTAAATGAGTTTCCTCAATTTTGTTTAACACATGGAACAAATCGTCTAGAACCATCTATCAAAAGGATATATGAACAAAGTTCACCTGATGATGTTTGGATTTCTGGGGATTATTCGGCTGCTACAGATAGCTTTGCTATCGAAGCTTCACATGCTCTCTTAGAGGGAATTCTAGAATCTATCGATCATGAACCAACAAAGAGATGGGCAATGAAGGAAATTTCTCCTCATCTATTGATCTATCCTAAGAGTTCTGGCATTGAGCCAGTCCTACAGGAATCAGGACAATTAATGGGATCACTCCTTTCATTTCCTCTCTTATGTTTACTAAATGATTGTACTGCTCAATCAATTGGATTAACTCCGGATCAATATTTGATTAATGGAGATGATATCCTTATGAGAACCAAAAAGGAAAATTATCCTATTTGGAAGGAGCGTGTCCAAGACTATGGACTAAGTTTATCCCTTGGGAAGAACTATGTTCATAAATCTTATGGTACAGTCAATTCTCAGTTGATCTTCGAAGGAAGTATCACTGATTCTGGTAAACAAAAGGTTCTTGATCGTCGATCACGTGTACTAGGAGAATGTCTGAGAGATCTTGAATTTCTAATGAAGGAAACTTCAAATGAAATAGTTCAAGAAATCTTTAAAACAGTGAACCGAACAAAGTTGTCAAAGACAGTTCGTTCAATTCATGTTCCTAGTTCACATGGTGGTTTAGCGGGAGATTGGGGAAATAGAGACAATATTTCTCTCAAGTCAAAACGAACGGAAATACTCGTTTATTTAAACGATCTTTTCAATCGGATTGAACCTGAGAAGGATAGTCTTTGTATTCCTTATCTCTCATGGGAATCGGCAATCATAAATAACAATGAAAGAATGGAAGATGCATTTTTCAAACCCGTTACCTCAGATGAATATCATGAGGACTTTCTTGATTCCAAGGTTTTACCTAAGATCAAAAAGAGGTTAATGAAGAATGCTGATCTAAGAAATCTTTTCCTTGGACAAGATATCAAAGATCTTCCTCCCCTTACATTTCTCAAAAC